ATTTAAGATTTTAGTCTTAGAATTTGGTCTTATATTTTTTACTGTTGTTATAACAGTCGCAGTTGTTCCATCTGGCTGAGAGAGTCCATTAAATTTTATCTGTTTACCAGTGCTACCGACAAACTGGAATTTATCTCTTCTTAATGGCTCAATAATTCCACTAGAATAAGAAATTAGGTATTTGTCTTCATCAAAATTATCGAAAAATACGTCATCATCTGAAAGGGATACTGAAATAGATCCACTGGCAATTGTTTGGTTTGTAAAAATTCTTCTTTGCTTTATTTCGGTACTATCTAGACTTATAGATGATACGTTTGACCTATTTAATCTAGTGAGAAGAGATGAATCCCTTGAGAAAATGTCTCCAGAAACTTTTACTAAATTTGTTACGGTTAAATTAGAAATGGGTAGTCTACCATCACAAATTTCGCTTACAGTGGTTATTCCAGAGAGAGTAAAACTGGTGCCACCAGACGCAACGGTTCCTACCTTATTATAAATTATGTTTTGGGCAGCCGGATTAGAATAAGATACGATGTCGTTTGGTTGTATTTTTCCTATAAAGTTATTGTCCGAAATAGAAGTTACGGTGCTGATTCCACCAGATCCAGAAGTGATATTGAATTGGCTGCCGGATGGGGCGATTAGAATTTTATTGTTTAAAACTACATCGGCATTGAATGTTGCAGAATAAATTGATTTTACGTCAGCCGCAGAATAATCGGTAACACTTGCAATAAGCCTGCCATTGGAGATTCCATTAATTGATATCGGCTCATTTTGGGAAAATTCCCCGGATACCTGATAAAGAATAAGGTCTTTACTATTAGAAACCGACTGATATAGATATCCAGAAGCATTGCTTCTTTGGCCCTTAATAAGAGCGGGGATTGCCTGGGTGATTTCGGTAGTAAGGGTTATTTTAGAAAAAGTCTGAATATCGAATAGTCTTAGATCTAGAATGCTGGTGTCATCAACATAAGAAGATTCTGGAACGTAATCATAAACCCTAGCAACACCAATAGTTGTTCCGGCAGCAACGGTTGAATTGATTCCAATTCTGGAATCCATCAGGCTGATTGTTGCATCAGTCCCGAGACCAATATAAGGGGCTCCGCTTACATTGTTAAGTTGAATTAACTTACCAGCATTATATGGAATCGATTGATCTTCAATTGTTTTGGTAGATCTTGTTTTTGGAACTTCTAGTAACCTAGGAGAAATAATTTCAACGTCGTATCCATTAACATACGCCTTACCAGGGCCAATTTCATACACCATTGTTTCTTCGGTTGGTGTATTGCCGTTTACGGTTTTTTGATCCTCAAAGTATATACCATTATTTAATACCCTATCATTTAGACAATCTCGAACAAAAAGAGTAAATGGCTTTACATAATAATCACCATTTGTTTCGGCGGTTCTTCGGGCTAATTCATCTCGTATTAGGCTATACTGAGGATCTTTTTGAAGAAATTGTGTGGTGCCATTAACAATTCTTAGTATCTCTACAAAATTATCCGGGGTTTCGTCTAGACCATATTTCGTTAATTCTAATTCAATCTGAAATCTATCGGCACCAGGGGCCGCATAGTTTGAAAATCCTTGGGAGTTATCAAAAAGGGTCTCGTCTTCTACTGCCGAGACGATTCTTTCAATTACATTAAAACCTACCTTATAGCTAGGTGAGGTGCCGTATTGATCAAGAAGAATTCTTTGTTGATTTATTCTTGCAAAGGTGCCACGAACAAAATAAATGCCAGGAGCAATGTTAACAGAAGAACCACTTGAGGTTGCATTCTCGGCAATCGTATTACAAATACTTTGACCAGCCTGAATGGTTATTCCAGAATAAGTGATTACTGATTCTGTTAGGATGGTTTCTCCATCAAAGAATACCTTATTGGAAAAATCTTGACCGCCACTTTCTAGGTATTGTATGTATAAAGTATAATTATTTCTTTCTGAAAATTGTTTGTCTAAGACATAAACAACTGTTGCGCTTACTCCACTAATTAGACCACGTATAGTTTTCCCTAAAATCTGGTTAAAATATGCCGAGATCGGGATGTTATTGAATTCTGGCTCAATTTCTACAGCATAAAAAGGATTGTCAATAGATAGTTGCCCAGGAATTACAACGGAACCTTCTTTAAAAATATGATTACCAAACTGCTCAACTTGATTTTGTAAAATAGACTGGAGATTATTTAATTCTCTTGCCTGAACAGGATATTCGGGTTTAAATAAGACCTTATAGTAATTCTTGTCACTACTAAAATCATCAAAATAAGGAAATACATTTAAATTAGTTTCTTGTGGCATAATAATTAGAACTGTAGAATTACTTTAATGTCTTCTTTTTGATTTTGTGATCTTGTAATGGCCGGTCTGTTATCAACATAAATGACGTTTCCAGAATATTTCTTTACTTCTGGATTAGAAACCCCATTGACAAATGGTTGACCTAACTTATACGTCCTATTATTTATCACTGTAGTTATACCTGGTGATTCAGTAGAACCAAAAGAAACATCAATGTTTAAATTGATACTACCACCAGAAATAGTAAGGCTTCCACCAGTTTCAGGTGACGAGGTGAATTTCTCAAGATTAAATCCATAAGTAGGCGAATTTTGGGCACCAGTTGTGGCAAACCCTACTAAGGTTCTATCTTGCCAATACTTTAATACTCCAGTATTTTTATCATAAGAAATTACTCTACCAACAGCGGTCACACCAGCACCTACTGTCTGGGTTATAAAAGAATCTGGTGAGAAAGAGGCCGAGTTATAATCATTTTGATTTGTTATACCGACTAATTTTATGGCCGAAAGGGCACTTGCCTTGTCTACGGTTAAAAGATCGGTTGAATTAAACTTTTCTGGGTTCTCAACAATACCGATTCTTGCAATTTCATTGCCGGTTATAAAGTCAGGATTTTCTAGATCATTTTCTATTCTAGCATAGGCCGAGACATAAAATGCACCCAATTCATTGTAAATATCAAATCCATGACCTCCTTTGGGTGGGATTATCACATCAAATACTGGCTCTACCTCGGCTGCTAGAATACCACCCGCCCTTAAATCAATTCGACCATAGGTATAATTACTACCACCATTAGTAACAAAAATACTCTCTACTTGAAAGTTATTATTGAATGAGATAGATACCGTGGCCCCGGTTCCGTCTCCTTTAATGGGGATGTTTCTAAAAGTACGGTTTCTTACAGTAGAAACGTTTTCATAATTTCCTCGATTTTTTATAGTGCAGGTTTTTATTTGGCCATTATTCTGGGCATTGTTTTTAATCAGGGATGTTTGTTGATCCTGGCCCCAATTTAGGGGAACCGGGATAAAATTAGTACTGTCAAATTTAATAATTTCGGTAGCATTTAAGGTATAAAGATACTTCCAGATATACCCATCAGAACCGTTTCCGGCGGTTCTTGGCTCTAGATCAGTAAAAGTTGGCTCAAACTGAGATGGTCTACCCTCTTGGTTTTCAGGAGAAACACCATTATAAAGGCAGATATAAACCTGATAATTGCTATTGACAACGTAATAATTTGAAGAATATAGGCTAGTTGCTCTTGATGGTCTAGAAATATTATCTCGGGTAATATCATGACGGTACATATCATAAATTATGCCGCTCTCCCATTTTATTTTTCTTATGGCCTGTCTTATGTCATTCGTATGAATCTTTTTAAGGGCAATCATCGTGTCCCAATAAGAGGATTCTTCATCAAAACTATCTTTTGGGGCTATTGGGGAAACATTCCAATCTGATGAATATTCATTGGAGTTTGGTAAACCAATAAAGCTATAATAATTTGAAGAAGACGCAGCAGAAACAAACTGTCTTGCCCTAGATATTCTTAAATTATCGGTTATGATTGCGGCCATTTGTATTTTTAATAGTATTTAGTTTAGATAATTTACAAATTTTAGAGGGACACTTCTTTGAATTATAGTGGATGTGGTGATTCCAGGAGAATATGCCTGGAAGGTAGAAATTCCCGTTTTAATCACATTATAAATTCTACCCCAACTATAATCACCATAATATGCAGTGGCCGAAAGTCCTACAAGAGAAGAATTATCTCCCACCTTGACATTAACTCTCTTAACGAAAGTTGTTCCGACCCCGACTATATTTCTTTGAATAATATTCCATGAATTCACCTGATAAACATTGTCAATAAATGTTGTTCCAATTCCAATTGGTTGATCCAAAATGTTCAAAGAAGTCAGACCATTTCCAACATTACTGTTTGAAACGTAGAAATAATAATTAGTAGAGATTCCACTAGGACCGGTTATTGCAGCACCGACTGAATTGATTGAAGGGTCTCTTAAATAAGAATCCTCTTCAATAAAGAGGTCAAAATATGCCCCTACTGTTGTTGTTCCCACCCCTACAATAATTCCAAAATCTCCTTCATAAGATACATCAGAAGCGGTTTCTATAATTTGCCTTGGTTCTTCTACAATTACTAAAGGTTGTGGCCCTGTGTAACCGATTCCGGCATTAACAATAGTCACAGTAGAAATTCCACCAGAAGAATTTAAGGCACAAGTTAATACTGCAGTTGTCCCTAGACCAACCGGATTTGAGATGCCTATTTTTGGTGGGACAAGATACCCTTGACCGACAGACTCGATTTGAACAGATTGTATTGTTCCGGCCAATGATACATTTGCAATCAGATTTGCTTGTGATTGGGGTATTTGTGAGATTATGCTGATGTTATTAACAACAAGAGATTCATTGACATTATCAAAAAATGTTTTTACATTATCTACAAATATCTCACTAGACGTACTGCCAATTCCAGAAATAACAAATGTTGATGGTCTAATTACCGATTCATAAATTTCTCTGTCTTTTGATACAATTGTACTAGTTGTCGATCCAGATCCAGTAATAAATCTGTCAACATTTTGAGGACACCATTTTACGGGTCTTATTTCGTCTTGATCAGAAATACCTTGTTTATCATATAGATTTGTTTTTACGATGTCTACAGACAAAATATCAGATACTGATCTTGGATTTTGATCATCAATTCTATCTGTGTTATCAAAAATCTGTAAATAATCCCCAATTTTAACCGTTTTTAGAACATTGGTTAATTTTGTATCAACTCCCTCGGTTCCAGAATAGAAAAGAATGGTTGATTTTGATCCAGCCACAGGAGCCTCCTTGAATGTTATAATGCTTCCGCCTCTAAAACTATAAGCCTCGGCTGGAACCTGCAGAACAGTGTCAATAAAAATCAGTAAATTATTTTCCACATTAAGATCCGAACCAACTCTACTCAAAATGGCTGTTTGTTCTCCATTTAATTTTAATGGAAATGATTTTCTTTTACCATCAAATAATGAATCAATTGGATCTAAAATGACAAGTTGACCTATTGTTCTGACACTTGAATCATCATCAAAAACAGAACCTACTTGTATTTGAAATTGCCTAAAATCAGATGTTGTAGGAATACCAGTAGTTCCTCCAATAGGTACGGTTAACACCTCCCCTTCTTCATAACCAAAACCTAGATTTGTGAGTTCAAAATTTATCACGCTAGATCCCTGGCCCACTACAACACTAATTTTTGCCCCGGTGCCCACGCCAGAAGAACCACCAGAATAGATCAGAGGAAGGTTGTCATAAGAAAGGGGTGCATCAAAGTAAACATTTGGTGGATTTGTATTTGTATATCCAGAACCAGGATTTGTTATGCTAACCCCAACAATAATACCATTTGATATTGATGCTGTTCCTATTTGCTCTAGGTCAAAACCAATAACATCACTATAACCAACACCAACATTGACGGTCTGAATTCCTGACCTATAACCAGAACCGCTATAGCCAATTGATATTGATTGAATAGTTCCGGCGGTTGATACTATGGCGGTTCCTCCAGCAGAAATTAATGGTTGATAACCAAAACCTTCTGTTGCCCCAACAGAAAGAATGATACCTCCTCTTGGGTATTCTGAGATATTAACGTCGTAATCAGGAAAAGTAGAAATGCCAGTGAAAACAATAGAGCTTATTCCAACATTTTCGGTTAATGTGTATGCGCCGTTTATTACATTTCCAGACAGTCTTGATGGGACCTGGAAAACATCATTTATGGTCACAATTGCGTTATCAGTAGAAATACCTACGACATTATTTGTTTTGTTCTTTAAAGTAAAAGTAGAATTTTTACCGGTAAATGATTCAGAAATGTAATCAAAAATAAAGTTTTTGTCATAAGGACCGATAGTCGTGCCTTCTTTTCCGGATCTTAAAAACACCCTTCCA